AGTCTCTCTTGGGCTTTGTTCGCCCTGTATCTCGGTGAGTATCCAGCAGGGTTAACGCTGCTACCAGCTTGCGTTGCTGTTGCACGTTGTGTTCCCATAGCGTCTGAAAGTCTTCTGCTGACATAGACATTAAGGGAGTCAATGGCTCGATACCCAACCGTGTAAAAAAATCGTGCGACCCCTCCTTGCACATCGCCTCGAATACGTCCAGCTTCTCCATGTGAATATCAGGGTTGATGATATAAGGGTCTTCATCGTCACGTATCACCCAAGTGGCTGCTATGTTCAGCAGTAGGTCACGGTGTATCACGCTGTCTTGCCTCTCTCTGATGATATGGATATAGGTAGCCATCAACGCTGCGTTCTTCGGATTGCCGAGTCCTGCGCTCAATGCCTTCTCCATCTCGTTGAGTATGCTCTCCATCTCCTTACCTGACAGTCCGCTACTCAGCCGTTCGAGTAATGCCATCGACATACTGAACCGTTCAAGAGGCATATTGACTTCCTTAGGGAAGCGGAGGTAGCCATGCCCATCGTGCGTGAATACCTTCACGAGGTTTAGCGTTGTCTGTTTAGCTTCCCACTTATTGAATAGATGCCACAACTTGCGAGGCATTAATCTTCTGAATAATTTCATCGATAGAATTTAGGCAATAAATCTTTTCTTGTCCGATTGTCTTAATCTCGGTTCTGTTCTCGTCTGCTAGTTCAAGTACCATCTCAATGTTGGCAATGCTCACCAGCACCTTACAATGTCCTACCTCAACAGCACTCATGTTCCGAAGTTCTTCGTCTTCGATAGTGCCGTCAAATTCCATCAGCACCGAGTCAACTATGATAAACGCACTCACCAGTAACCGAATGGGCATTGTGCGTCTTCTACTCTCGTCTTCGCTGGCAGGAAGCATCCACAGTCCTTGCACAGATTCAGCCTCTTATCCTTATGCTGGCATAGTGAACAGATCGCCGTTCTCGGCTTACTCCTTGCCCGTGCCTCTCTGTTGCTGGTCACATAGTACCACCATCCTTCTATGATAGCGAGTAACGTCTTCATCAGTCGGTGAGGATTATAATTGCAGGCTCGGTGTCTGCTTGCACGATAGAGAACGAAATACAAGTGTATGCCACCGCATCTACTGTAATCGTCTCATGGTAGCCGTTGACTCCTCCAAGGGTGACGAATAGCGTATATCCTTGCAGAGCATCGACTACGATACCTTCAATAGTGATAATACCATCTTCATCGGAGGTAGCAGGAAAGGTCTGCACTCGCCCTGTTGCGTTGTGCTGGAGGCAGACGAGGAAGGAGGTGTCGGGTGTGACCGTCCAGAAGGTAAGCCCCGAAGCGCAGGATTCGATAAACGCTCCTGCATTGTAACAAAGTGAACAAACGCTCATAGGTATCTCTTTAGAATTGCATTGACAAAGTAACGGAAACAGTCGAGAAAATCGGCACGTTCCGCTAAGTTCTTTCTATTCGATTTCATAATTCCTCCGTCAGAGTTGCATTGTACTTGCTTTGCATCGTAGACGAATCCTTTGCACTTGACTGAGTTAACCTTGATGTCCAGCTTCCTCAGTGCGTTGTTGCAATCGATACGGCTGTTGAAGTGAGTAGGGTTCGCTGGAATGATTATCTGACTATCGCCCAGCTTTAGCCGTCTTTTAATCTGTGTGTATGCCGAACTGTTATCTCTCTGCTGGATGCTCCTACCGTTACCCATCGCATCACCCGTTATCCTCAGTAGCCCTGTCGGTACTTTGTACGACTCTACATGGTCACAGAATGAATCGATGCTTCCCTTCTCTATCGTTATCTCATCCACCACCACGCATCCCCTTGCTGTCTGTTGGATAACTAAAGCACAGAGAGGGTTGATGTTGAAATCGACTGAGATGAACACGGGTATATTAGGGTTGATAGATAGGCTGTCATCCACGTGCCTATCATCCATCCATGCGTACAAGAACGGGTTACTGATGTCATCCATCACATCCCAGTCACCCTCCACGAATCGGGCATACTGAATCGGTGGTAACTCCTTCAGCGATTCAAGGTACTCAGGGCTGATGTATGGATTATCGGTGATACGTGAGTTGATGTACTCCCAGCGTTCGGGTAGCGTTCCTGCTCTCCACCGTTCGTAGATGATAGACTTCACCCAGTTATTGGCAGGGTTGCAAGTAGCGAGGCATACGATGGGAGGGTTGCCCTGTGCCTTGTTCCAGCTTCCGATACGCTCCTGCACCTTGTAGAAGGTGGCCTCTTGAAGTTCGTTCACCTCGTCCAGCCCTGCACCGTTTACCTCAAGCCCTCTGAATCGGTTCAAGTCCTTATCATCATCGAATGATTCAGCCATGAATATTAATTCACTACCGTTAATGAAGTGAACCACGTTAGTATCTAAGTTCCATTTTTTGATAAACTTCTGCATCCCGTCATTCAGGATAGAAGAGAACGAGGGAAAGGTGGTACGCTTTAAGTCAGGTAGTGTCTTACGGATGATCACCCAGCGTGAGCGAGGGTATGCCATACAGAGTGAGCAGATGGTTAGTAATAGCCAATAAGTCTTACCGCCTCGAATTGCTCCTCCGAATACTACTACTCGTTTGCTCCCGTTGACTGAGAGGTCGAAGGCTGTTGTCTGTCGTTCTGTTAGCGTGAAGCTCATTCACTCTTAACCGTTCTAATGATTATCAATGGCTCAGTAGTGGTGATGTTAGTATCTCCATTGCTTGCCCACTTCTCACGCTGTCTGTTTCCTAGCCAATGTTTAGCAGCAGCGGTGTCAGGTGGTAGTTCTTTTCTCAGGCTAACGACATCACCATCCCTCGTTAGAGCGTCTTCTGATATCGTCATCCCCATTGCTCGTTTGAATAATGCTTTGGCAATTATCCCGTCAGCAGGGACTTTCCCCCGTGTTATCGCCTCCGAAAATTCAGGGTGATCGTGTTGCCACTTGTAGAATGTTGAAGTCGCAATCGATAATACCTTCGCCATCTCTTCGTCATTCAAGCCAAGCAAAGCCATATTCTCGGCTATCTCACAATACTCGGCTTTGTAAGGTGTCGGTCTTCCTACTGGCTTCTTATCGCTGTCCTCAGTCATACTTCAAAGTTAGTCAATATCATAAACCGTCTTATCCTTCTTCGCTCCGAATCTGCTTCTCTGACGTTCTGCGAACTGAACTGCTAATACTTCCGCTTGCTGCGGTGTAAGTCCTTTAGCAATCAGCCTACGGGTGTTAGCTGTGATGGCTTGCTTGCTCTTGCCGAATAGTAAGTCATCCGTCATAGCGTGTAGGTATCGATTCGTTTCTTCACCATGTCGATAAACTTCTCCATCATAGAGGCATAGTAGCTATTGAAATCGTTATGCCCTTCTGCGTTCCGTTCAAAGAGAACGTACAGGCAAGACCTCAACCGTTGGCTGGGTGTCTTGCTTCCCATCTCTTCTGCATCTATCTTGATTGACTTGAGTATCTCTTCATCGTTGAATGAGAAGGACTCACCCTTGAATGCCATCACTCCGATACCTGATGCCCATTGATTAAGTAACTCTGCTGCCTTTACTGGCGATAGTTCCTGCGTTCCGATAACGACCTTCAGAGTCTTATCTCTTCGGGTGCTTACGGACTCGATGGCACATGGGATAAGTAATAAGTCACTCATGCTGCTTTCTGTGTTGATGCTACCTGATCCAAGTACACCCGAATGATTTTCTTGATTGAATCCTTGTGACTCTTAGGTATGCGGAATGCCACCGTGGTAGTAGGCTCGCCGTACTTATGCTTCGCCCCTGCTCCTTCTCGCTTACCTCCTCTTCGCTCTATGTGTTGTGGTATCATCTTCTACAAAGTTACTTATTCTATTTGATTATGCAATACTACACCGTTGTTTTTTAGCAGATGAAGCCATGATAAACAGCGACTGAGATAGGTATTCTTTACTCGGCTTCCATCTTCTGAATGTATCAACTGTGCTGTGAATGTCCGGTGCGTATGCCGTGCGTTATGGTAGGTCGTTGCCCTGTCCTTCACCTCAACTTCATCGGGTAGGTAGTTGACCATGTAGTGCGTTATCTTTTCGGCATCCGTCATTTGCAGCCCTCCTTCACGCAGAATATCTTACCGTGGTAGACTTTAGCGAACGGGCATTTACCGGCTCTGATGTCGTAGTAGGTGAGATTGCATGCCTCAACCTTAGAAGGGGTTGCTGGTGTCGTTTGTCCATTCGTTGTCTGCATAATGTCTGAGGTCTTTAGGTGGTGCTGGTAGAAAGCTGCTTCCTTGTGGTGCTTGTCCTGAGTCGCTGAATGATGTCATGTTAACCGAGTGCCGGAACTCCACCGTTCCTGTTGCTCCTTGTCGGTGCTTCTCAAACAGATAGAAGATTTCGTTTGTGTATGGTGTTCCGTTATCGTCATTCAACCCGTAGTAGGATGGTCTCCAAACGAAAGCTACCGTGTCGGCATCCTGCTCTAGCGATCCTGACTCCCGAAGGTCTGATAGCATCGGTTTCTTATCCGCTCGTTTCTCTACCTCTCGGCTTAACTGGGCAAGTGCGATGATGGGGATGCCAAGTTCTTTCTGTGCTGCCTTAATCGTTCGGCTTATCTCTGCGACCTCTGCCTCCCTGTTACCGCCTCTGAATCCCTCTATCGTCATCAGTTGAAGGTAGTCAATGATTACCCACTTACACCGCCCTTTGCGATGCTCTCGCTTAATTACTCTGATCGCTTCGTGTACTCCGCACCGTGCCTTGTCGTATATCAGAAACGGTGAGCGTTCAATCTTGCCTATGGTATGCTCGAAGGCTGCCAGTTCAGGCTGCGTTAGGTTACCATCACGTAGTCGGGAAGATAGTATCTGATTCTCTGACTCCATCAGGATAAGACGCTGGCAGAGTTGGGAGGGATTCATCTCAAGGTTGAAGTAGATACCCGGCTCTTTGGATTGCATACCGTGGAACAGGGCGAGTGCTGTCTTGCCCATCGAAGGTCTGCCAGCGATGATGATAAACTCAGGATGCCATCCACCGGTAAACCTATTGATTGATTGTATGCCCGTTTCTACCCCTGTGGTCTTCCCTGCTGCTGTCAATGCTGCTCGGCGGTAGTATGCCTCCCTTTCATCGTTTGTAAGCTGTAAGAGGTCGATTATGTTATCAGTCGTTCCTCCGGTGTCGAGTAGGTTGGTCAGTCGTTTAATGATTCCCGATGCCGTGGTGTAGCCGTCCGAGTTATTGTGCATCCCTAACGACTCCTCGGTAAGTATCTGCCCGATGCTCCGCTTTATGCTGGCATCCTTCAAGGTGGCAATGTACTCGTTGATAGGCTCGTTGTACGTTAGGTGATCGCTCCACCCTATTACCGTAGCCATGTCCTTAACTGCGAATCCTTCGCTCTCCTTTGAGTATTGGTAGAAGTTAACTGCATCCGGTGTCTTGCCTTTGAAAATCAGCGATTCGATAACCTTGAATGCTTTGTTTGTTAACTCGTCCGTGAATAGGTTAGATGATAGTTGAGGTAGTAGGTCACGAGATGCGTCACCCGTCATTAGGATGGCTATCAATGCTTGCTCTGTTTTGCTTGTGTTCATGATTCAATTGGATTTGTTCCTGAGAAATGTACTCCGTTTGCTGCCCTGCTGAAGGTAGGTTGAATAGGTTTTGAAAAGGAGGTAGAGGAGTCAATGTCAAACAATCCTATCCAGTTGCGTTCGATAGAGTTCTCTATTATCTTCCTCGCCTTTACGTGGCTTCCTTTCGATAGGTCGTGTAGCTTCTTAGCCAGTATGTCAAGTGCCTTTTCGGTAGGTGTCTTCTTCATTCTGATTCTCATATCGATGAAGTCAACGAATAGTTCTTTGAGAGTAGGATCATTGCCGAAGTATTTTTTTGAATCCACAAGCACTACAAAATCGGTTTTAGATTTTGGCTCTTTTGTTTTCTTCTCTTTATATTCTTTATTGTCTATATCCTCTTTAATCGTCTTATGAATATGGGTTGTGCCTTGGTTAGTGTCTTGGTCATGCTCTATACTTTGCTTTGGTCGTGCCTTAGTCTGTGCCTCGGTAAATTTTACTAGGGCAATTACATTGCATTTGTATTGATTTATTGATGGCTGAACTACTTTGATAAGCCCATTATCTATCAACTCATCAAA